GGTCGCCGACGCGCGAGGGATCGACTTCTTGCGCTCGACCACGACCACGCGCGCCGACCGCACCGCCTCCGGCGAGGTCAGCATCAGCGTGGAGCACACCGCGCGGTTTGCCATCGAGCCGGGCACCCTGCCCGACATGACCCACCAGTACGGCTCCCAGACCTTCCGCCCTCAGTTCGTGACGGTGGAGTGGCACGACGGCAAGCTCCGCCGGATCGCCGTTCGTGGCCAGCGCGTGCTGAAGTCGGGCAAGGTCCAGGACAACGGCGACCCGGCGAGCCGCAATTTCGACTGGACCGGCGCGGACGTCGAGCGCGGGCGCGGGTACAAGGACACGCCGATCCCCGAGGCGCTGCTGGCGCGGATCAAGACCTACGAGACCGAGGTGGCCATCACCGCCGCCGAGGCTCACTGATGGCGGGCGTCCCCGGCGGTGTCATTCGTGACGCCGCCCACCTCCGCACCCTGCCCGACGGCTCGATCATCAGCTGGCAGCGCATCCCGCAGGACCCGACCAGCGAGGCGGTGGCCTTCGTCCGGCGCGAGATTGAGACCCAGGAGGACGCCGACGGTCGCCAGATTCACAAGGGCGTCGTGGTCTGGATTAGCCCAGGCGGCTGGGACCCGCAGACGATCGAGAGCGCGGGCGTCACCTTCCCGGCCAAGGTGGTCCGGTTCGGGGAGTTCAATCCCGACGACTACCTCCCCAGCGAGCTGCCGGTCCTGGGCGAGACCCTGGACGAGGTGATCGGCGGCGAGGCGCTGAGCTTCACGGGCGGGACCTATCCGCGCGACGAGGCGCTGAGGGCGGCGGGGATGCTGTTCATGGGGACCGCGCGCGGCATCGGTGACGCCCGCTCGGTCCTGGAGGCTGCCGAGGAGTTTGCTCGCTGGCTCGACCCCGACGCGCCGGAGACCCCGCCCGCGCCGCTGAGCCAGCGGCTCCTGGCCGCGTGCGACGTCATAGACGAAGCGCGCGAGCTGGTCGGCCCGACCTTTGAGGTTGGCCTGAGCGTGGAGGGTATCCGCCGGTTCGCCGTTGTCTACGCTGATCCGATGGTCGAGCAGCGCGCCCGCCAGACGATGGCCGGGGTAGCGATGGAGGGCGAGTGACCACAACCGAGGCAGCGCCGCGCGTACCGTCGCGGTCCTGGTTCGATCCCGTGCTGGGTGCCACACTGTCCACGGGTGAGGAGGCGCTGGTCGCCGTCCGGCGGTTCTTGACCACCAGGCGGCGATCGGTCACCCTCGCGGCAGACATCGAGACCCCAGGGCTGGACCGGGCGTTCACGATCAATTGCGTGACCGCCGCCTGGCGGTGGCCGGACTCCGGCAACGTCCAGGCGATCCTGCTCGACCCGGCGCGCAAGTCCGCCGACTACGAGGCCGGGGAGGCGCTGTTCGATCACGCCGACGGGCTGATCTTCCACAATGCCGCCTTTGACATTCCGCCGCTGTTTCACTCCGGCCTGTTCGGCACCGACGAGATTGCCCGCGTGATCGACACGCTGCTCCTGGCCCGTATCGGCATCCCCGACGTGATGATCCCCAAGAAGCTGGAGGCGCTGGCCGTCCGGTTCCTGGGCCTGACCGACTCAAAGGGCGGGATGGAGCGCGCGTTCAAGGCTGCCGGGTACAAGACCCAGACGGCGGGCTATGAGGGGATGGACATCGGCAGCCCGATCTATCGGTTCGGCGCGATGGCCGACACGATCGCCACGCTGGCGCTGGAACCGATCCTCCGCGACGGTGCTCGGGCCTGGCTGACTGACCATCCGTTCGTGAACACGTACTCCGCCGCCCAGACCGCCGCCGAGGCGGACGCGCTGATCGAGACCCAGGAGACCGTTCACCACGTCATGCTCCGGCGCTCGGCGCTCGGCCTGGCGGTGGACCGGGCCTACCTCGATCGCTACGCCGAGGAGGTGGACATCGAGCGCAACCTGGCGGTTGCCGAGCTGGCCGTCCACGGGCTGGAGGGCGGGACCGGCAAGGGTGCCAAGCTGGTGGAGTACCTGGCCGAGCGCGGCGAGCTGCCCGAGCCGTGGCCCAGGACGCCGACCCGCAAGCTCCGCGCGACCAAGGCGGACCTGGAGTTCCTGGCCACCGTGAACCCGCTCGCCGCCGCCCAGCGCAAGCTCGCGGTGATCGAGAAGGTGATGGGCTACCTGGAGAAGGTGGACCGCCAGGCCAGCGTCACGGGGCGGTGCCATCCCCAGGTCGGCGTCCTCGGCGCGAGCGCCACGGGGCGCATGTCCTACAGCTCGCCGGAGCTTCAGCAGTTCCCCGCCGAGGCGCGCCCGGTTCTATGCGACGACGGGCAAGGGCTGACCTCGATCGACTGGTCCCAGATCGAGCCGGTGACAATGGCGCTGATGGCCAAGGACCACGCATTCCTGGCACCCTTTGAGGCCGGAGCCGACCTCTACGAGCCGATCATGCGCGCCGCTGGCATCGACCGCCCGACGGCGAAGATCGTCCTCCTGGCCACGATGTACGGCCAGGGCACGCCCAAGCTGGCGGCGACGATCGGCCACACCGAGGAGAGCGCCGCCCAGATCAAACGGCAGATGTTCCTGGCCATGAAGCGATGCGAGCGCTGGATGGCCAAGGTCCAGGAGGTCGCGTGGGCCTCGGGCCGGACGATCACCGTCGGCGGGCGCATCCTGCCGGTGGACGAGGGTGGCGTGTTCAAGGCAGTGAACTACACCGTCCAGGGGTCGGCCTACGACGTGCTGGCCCACACGATCGTCACGATGGAGCGCGAGGGCCTGGGCGCTCACCTCCAGCTGGCGATGCATGACGAGGTGGTCGTGGACACCGCCGTGGCCGAGGAGGTCCAGCGGATCATGGTCACACCGCCTCCCTTCTTGACGGCGTGGGCGGAGCGCGAACCAGTGCTCCGCACCGACCGCGCCGACATGGGTCACGCCTGGGCGAAGGTCTGATCTAGTGGCCGACGCGCCAGGACACCACAACATCTAGGGGCGGTTATTCCGTTGCCGCCCAAGGGTTTAGGCTCACCAGTCTGGACTCCCACAACCACCAGAAGGACACCGATGTCAGACACGTTCCAGGGGTTCTCGTTCCCCAAGCCCGATGCCACCACGCCCGCCGCCGCCGAGGTCCCCGAGGACGTTGCCGACGGGCCGGTCCGCCATGACGACCCGCGCCCCGGCGCTGCCCAGGGCCGGGCGATCGCCGAGGCCGAGGAGCGCCGCGTCCGCGCCGAGGCCATCGAGGAGGGCTGGCCCGGCGCGCCGCTCGGCGATGCCGCCGGGGACTGCCTTTGCCCTGACATGGCCACGCTGAACCCCGACTGCCCGCAGCACGGGACCAAGCCGCTGCCCGGCGTCGGCCCGCTGGAGGAGGCCCTTCGCGCCGCCGAGGGCTGGACCGGCGAGAACCCGCAGCTCTACGCCGACCCGCCGCCGATCGGGCGCGTGGAGTCGTTCGGCAACGTGCCGATCGTGGCCGATCACCCGAACGCCGACACGCCCACGAACGTGTTCGCCGCCACCGTCGCGCGCGAGGCGGTGGACCTGTTCACCGGGCCTCGGGTCAACGACTACGGGGACGCCACCGACAACTTCCAGGACATCGCCGACCTGTGGAGCGTCGTGCTCCGCCCGCTGCTGAAGCCCGGCGCGCGGATCACCGCCGAGCAGGCGGCGCTCTGCCAGGCCCAGATCAAGATTGCCCGGCTGAACAACACGCCGGACCACGACGACAGCTGGGTGGACGCCACCGCCTACCTGGCTCTCGGCGGCGGTATCAACCGACGACGCCGCGCCTAACCGACCCACGACCCCACAACCGACAGGACACCCATGCTTGGCTCCGCCCCGCTGGAAGCCGTTCTAGGCTCCGGCATCGACAACACCGACCACGAAGCTGTCCGCGCGTTCATCCGCCAGGCTGCCGACCTCGGTCTGAACCTGCTGTTCATCTATCCCGGCTCCAAGGTGCCCGCCGACATGCGGACGGTCCGCCAGAAGAAGGCCGAGGACAAGGCCACCCAGGAGGCGGCGCGCGAGGCCGGTCGCCGCGACTGGGCCTCGCTGAAGTCGCCCGCCGGGCTGGCGCTGGCCACCTCGGAGAAGCCGGTCCTGGAGCGGTACCTGAAGCGCTACATCGAGGTCTACTCGACCTGGCACGACGCCGAGGGTAACGAGGTCGGCTGGACCAAGAAGGCAGCCGACGAGGGCACCATCACGATGGTCACGCCCGCGCCCGTGAACCTCGCGGTGGAGGTCGGCGGCTCCGGCGTCGTGGTGATCGACTGCGATACCAAGGCCCAGATGGAGCGCTGGTTCGACGCCGCCGACCTGGACGATCCCGAGGACTGGCCCGCCCCGACGGTCGTCACGCCCGGCCACATGGGCGAGGGCGCGGACCCCGAGGACCCGAGCACCTGGAGCCACGCCGACGGCGGTCACTTCTGGTTCACCGTCCCCGATGAACTGATGCCCGTGCTGCCGCGCCACGTCGGCGCGATGACCTGGGGCGGGGACAACGGGTTCGCCGTGCTCTGGGATCGCCGCTATGTGCTGATCCCGCCCTCGACCAGGCCGGAGGGTAGCTACGAGCAGCTGGGCCACGTCTACGAGCTGCCCGACTGGCTGGCCGAGAAGATCATCGAGGCGGGCACCGCCCGCGCCCGGCGCGCCTTCGCCAACGACGGGAAAGCCGAGACCGAGAACAAGGAGCTGGCCGACCAGGTGGACGCCTGGGCGGCGAACGTCACCTGGGCCTCGCTGCTGGAGCCGCTGGGCTGGACCCAGCACCCGAGGACCGACAACTGTGGTTGCACCGTCTGGACCGCGCCCGGCGATCACGCCTCGCCCAAGTCGGCCACCGCCCACGACACGGGTTGCTCCTCGGGGCGCTACACCGAGGTGAACGCGCCGCTGCATCTGTGGACCGACCACGACGCGCCGCCCTTCACCGACGGCATGGACGCCGAGACCTGGAGGCCGACGTTCTCCAAGCTCCAGGCGGTCGCGCTGATCAGCTACGGCGGCAACATCGCCAAGGCGATGGACGACATGGGCCTGATGCCGGACCTGGCCGTCGAGCCGGGCCTGGACCCCAAGGGTCCCGACGCCGATCTGGACAAGACCGGGGATGGTGACTTCCAGCTCCCGACCGACGTCCAGGTGACGATTACCGACGGGGAGCAGGACTTCTGCCAGGTCTGTGGCACCTCGGAGGGCGTGTTCGCCACCGACGACGACGGCTCGCTCTGGCACGCCAAGGACGAGGACGACGCCGCCGACACGGGCGGGCACCTGGCCAGCTCGGGCCTCGTCGTCGCGGGCAAGTCCGACCCCGACCCCGTGGAGGAGCGCGCCGCCGAGACCGAGGTGGACCTGAGCCTCGACGCGCTCCCCGCCGACTACGGCAAGAAGCCCAAGGCCGAGAAGCCCGCCGCCTCGCCGTACCCCGACGCGGTGGAGGACCCAGACCCCGACGTGTTCGACTCCAAGCACACTGGCGTCCCGACGATCGCGCCGTTCTCGCACTGGCGCGACATGCCGCCGCCGGAGTTCATCATCGACGGGCTGCTGGAGCACGGCGGTTTGTCGTGCATCATCGGCCCGCCGGGGATCGGGAAGTCGAGCGTGGCCCTGGACATGGCCTGCCACATTGCCACCGGCAAGCGCTGGCAGGGTCGCCGGACACTCAAGACCCGCGTTCTGTACCTCCCCGGCGAGGGCCTGAGCGGTGCCGTTCAGCGCATCCGCGCCTGGGAGGCGGCGCACGACGTCCAGCTGGACAACGACCTGCTCCTGGGCAACGGCATCATCCTGGTGAACGCTCAGAACGAGGCGTGGGGCGAGATTGCCGCCTACATCGCCCGGCAGAACATCGGCCTGGTCATCTTTGACACGTTCGCCCGCATGTCCGCCGGGCTGGAGGAGAACAGCGCCACCGACGTGGGGCGCGCCGTCCGCCGGTTCGACAAGCTCAAGGAGCTGACGAACGCGGGCGTGGCGGTGGTCCATCACACCGCCAAGCACGACCCCTCGACGGGGCGCGGCAGCTCGGCGCTGAACGGGGCGCTCGACTCCGAGCTGGTCGTTCGGGACGCGACCTGGGACGTGACCCAGATCGCCGACAGCGACGGGCGCGTGGCCGGGAAGCCGATCGAGGTCTGGACCTCCAAGCAGAAGAACGCCGAGCAGCTGGACAACGCCATCCCGCTGCTGATGATCAACAGCCCGGCGGAGGGCGTGAAGGCTCCGCTGATCACCGGCCCGAACGGGGACGTGGACCCGATGCAGGGCGAGGTGGTCCTGGCCCGCGCGCTGCCCGAGCCGATCGTGGAGACCGCGATCAGGGTCGCGGAGTTCATCGCCACCCGGCCCGAGCAGGGCGCGACACGCGCCGAGGTCGCCGCCGCGATCGTGCCGGACGCCTACGCGCGCAGCCGCAACGACACGACCGCCTACTGGAAGCAGCGCATCGGCGAGGCGGTGGACCGTGGCCTCCGCTACTCGCTGCTCCAGACGCTCACCGGGACGCCCTCGGGCGCTCGGTATATCCCCGGCGTCGGCACGCCGGAGGACGCGCGCACCGCTGCCGCCGCCGAGGTCATCGACGGCGACTGATGGACACAACCGACAAGGAGAACCGCATGGACCTGACCGACCTCGACACCGCCCGCGAGCTGATGGGCGACGGCATTCCCAGCAAGGGCGGTCTCCCCGCCGCCTGGTGGCTAAGCGCCGACGCCGACATGATCGCGGCGTTCGACCGCTGGCTGGCCGACTACAAGGCCCACGTCGAGAAGATCGGCGAGCTGGCGGCGACCATCGGCCTGACCGCCGAGGATGGCTATATCTCGACCTGGGGGAAGCGCACCGACCTGATGGGCTTCCGCGTGCCGACCATCGCGCTGGGCATCGGCTCGCCGCCGCCTCCGGCGGGCTGGCGGATTGATCGCCAGTCGAGCACGCCCCGGCTGGTCCCCTCGCGCAAGACCAAGGCCGACCGCGAGGGTCCGGTGGCGGTGGCCTTCCGCAAGGTCTCCCGGCTGCCCAACGTGCGAAACTACGTCACCGGCCTGCCGGACAGCCTCTACCTGGACGACCGTGGCTGGGGCGGGACTGAGTACCCCGTCCACTACCGGCGCGGCGAGGCGTGCGTCTGGGCCTACTGTGGCGGCGATCCCGACCGACAGAGCGAGGACCAGAAGAAGCGCCGGGAGTTCTCCCACGACGCCGATCTCTGGACGCGGATGCCGCTGTCGGTGCTGGCCAAGCTCCAGGAGGAGAAGGCCGAGCGGATCGAGGCCAGCGCGTGAGCCGCCGCGCTCGCTGGCGCGTGGAGGGCACCGACGACACGCCGGACGGCTACCACGATCAGCTGCTCTACGAGGGCAGCTCGGTCTGGCAGGTCTGGCGCGCCTACCGGGACGCCCGCGCCAACCAGATGACGGTCAGAATCACCAGGCAATGGCCCTAGACATTCCCGCCCAAGTCGGGTAACGTCGCCGTTGTTGGTCACGCGGGTCTGGCACTCGCCGCCCGCGTGACCGACCACAACACATACACACTCACCAGCACAGACACACTCATAGGCATAGGAACAATGACCACCATGACGCTTCCGGCAGCAGCGCCCCGTGAACTCCGCGACTACCAGCGTGACGCGGCGGACGCCGTAGAGCGGGACTGGGCCGACGGCAAGCGCCGCGTGGGCGTCGTTCTCCCGACCGGCTCGGGCAAGTCCACCGTGATCGCCGAGCTGATCCACCGCGCCTACACCGACGGCGAGCCGGTCCTGGCCTTCGCCCATCGCGGCGAACTGCTCGACCAGATGCGCAAGGACTTCCACCTCCTCCACCCGTCGGTCCCGATGACCGAGACCGGGATCGTGCGCGCCGAGCAGGACGATCACCACTGCCCGATCGTGTTCGCCACCCTCCAGACGCTCGCCACCGCCCACCGCCGCCAGGCGCTCGGTCGCCGGACGCGGCTGTTCTGGGACGAGGTTCACCACGCCGGAGCCGAGGGCTTCCACACCACGTTCTCCGAGCTGGGTGGATACGAGGACGCCCTGATGGCCGGGTTCACCGCCACGATGTACCGCAACGAACGCGGCGTGATCGGCCTCGGCGACGTGATCGAGAAGGTCAGCTACGAGAAGGACATCAAGTGGGCGATCCGCAAGGGGTTCCTGGTCCAGCCTCGCGGGCTGACCGTGCGGATCAAGGGCCTGGACGCCCTGAACGACGTCCGCAACGTGGCCGGGGACTTCCACCAGGGCGAGCTGGCCGAGGTCATGGAGGCGGCGACCGAATACGTCGTGGACGCCATCAAGGAGCACGCCGCCGACCGCCGCCCGATCATCTTCGCCGCCTCGGTGGACGCCGCCCACCACATCGCTGAAGCGCTCACTGAGGCCGACTTCCCCGCCGTCGCCGTCACCGGCTCGATGGCCTACGCCGATCGGCTGCCGGTTTACGACGCCTTCCGCTCCGGCGAGGCTCGCGCGCTGGTGACCGTCCAGGTGCTCACCGAGGGCGCGGACTTCCCGATGTGCGACACCGTGGTCCTGGGTCGCCCGACCCGCAGCAAGAACCTCTACAGCCAGATGGTGGGCCGGGCGCTCCGCCTGTTCCCCGGCAAGACCGACGCGCTGGTCCTCGACCTCGCCGGGTCGGCCCGCCAGATGAAGCTGGTCAATCTCACGCAGCTGATCGAGGGCGTGGACGCCAAGGAGGTGGCCGAGGACGGCTCGCTGATCGAGCTGACCGAGGAGCCGCTGGAGCCGGTCGAGCCGATCGAGAAGCTGGTCCGCATGGGTCCGGTGGACATGGTGACCATCGACCTGTTGGCCAACGACGACACGCTCTGGCTGGAGACTCCCAAGGGCGTGCCGTTCGTCAACCTGATGGGTGATAACCAGGTCGTGTTCGTGTGGCCGGAGGACGGCTACGCGCCCGGTCGGCCCGACGCCGAGGGCAACGTCATCGAGACGACCAAGTGGGCGGTTGGCCAGATCAACACGCGCAACGGCAAAGGTGGCTGGGTCACCAGCTCGGGGCGCTACGTCAGCCAGGAGCCTGACTACACCGACCTCCCCGCCGCCCTGGAGGCTGCCGAGGTCTGGATCGTGGAGAGCGACCAGCAGCTCCCGGCGCGGACCGCCTCATGGCGGCGCAACCAGCCGCCCAGCGAGGCCCAGAAGCGATTCGCGCGGACGCTGCACATCGTTGACGCCGACAACATGACCAAGGCCCGCCTGAGCGACGAGATAAGCATCAAGCTCGCCGCCAAGGTGCTGGACCGGGGGATCGAGAACTGATGCCCACCGTGGCCGAGGAGTACCCGGCGCGCCGCCAGCCAGACGGGACGGTCTGGCGGCGGTCGGGTCGCGGTGCCCAGGAGGGCTGGACCGCACTGGAGAAGTACGCGGACCCGAGCTACTTCGCCGACGACGCGCCGCCCGTGATCGAGATAGGCGAGGACCCCTGGCCCAGCGATTCCGAGCTGGACCACCTCGCCGGAAAAGCCGCGCCCATGCCGCCCAGCGCCCCGCTGGCGGACGAACAGCCCTCCGGCGGTGTCAGTGCCGCCGAACCCACAACCGACGAGGAGCCAGAGCCAATGACAGCCATCACCGAGGACTTCCAGTTCGCACCGCCGGAGCCGCGCTTCACGCAATGGGAACACCTCCCACTGCCCGCCGACCCCGACCGGCCCAAGTCGGAGCACAACGGCTGGGGATGGTACAAGCTGCCCGCCCCTGAGACCGGCCTGCCGTCGGCCTTCCCGCGCGCGACGACGATCGCGGACACGCTCGATGATCAATACGGGCTGAACCGCTGGAAGCGCCGCGAGACCTCGGTCCGCCTGGTCCAGCTGCTCCGCATGGACCCCGCCGAGGTGATCTGGCGCGAGCGCACGGGCGAGCCGGTGACCGTCAAGGACGCGCTGGACGCCCTCGACCAAGCGATGGCCGGGGACAAGGTGACCGCGATCGACAACACGCTGGACGTGATCGACAACATGATGGGCGGCAGCCTGGCCCGCGAGCTGGGCGAGTGTGCTCACGCCTGGCTCGGCGCGATCAACGCGGGCACCGCGCTGCTCCGCGACGTCCCCGAGGTCGTCCAGCCGCACGTCCGCCACGGGCTGAGGGTGCTCGCCCACCGGGGGATCGTCGTGCTGCCGGAGTACACCGAGCGCACGATCCTGAACGACCAGGGCGAGGAGACCGTGGCCGGGAAGATCGACGGCATAGGTCGGCTGCTCACGACCGGGGAGCTGGTCCTGCTCGACGTCAAGACGAACAAGGATCTCAAATACAGCTGGCTGAGCTACGGCGTCCAGGTCGGCGGGGTCTACGGCTGGGCCACGAAGGTGCTCAGCGCCGACGGCAAGAGCTGGGAGCCGTTCCCCGAGATTCGCCAGGACTTCGCCGTCCTGCTCCACCTCCCCAGCGACCAGCCCGAGCGCGCCCAGGCGATCACGATCGACCGCTGGTGGGGCGGTGAGGTGATGATCTCCAGCCTGGAGGCCCGCCGCCGCCGCAAGGAGGCCAAGGTGGAGGTCCCCAAGCACGCCATCCCCGTGCCGTCCGCCGAGGCGGTCCGCTACTGCGAGGCGCGCAACGCGCTGAGCGCCATCACGACCGCCGACGAGGGTCAGGCGGTCTACGAGAGCTTTCAGGACGTCTGGGACGACGACCTGAATCAGTTCGCCGAGGCCATCGCCGAGCTGCTGTAACACCGTCCCTCGGGCTGGCGGCTCCCTCGGGAGCGCGGCATCACGCCCGACCACATGAAAACGCGCAGACATAGACACAAGCGCACTCACAGAAGGAGCCGCCAACATGGCCGGTCCGTTCGACAAGAAGAAGGGTGGCACCGCCACCGCTCCCGCCGCTGCCGCCTCCAAGGCCGACAACGACGACCCGACCAAGGCCGAGGTGACCAACCTCGGGGAGGACAAGCCGGTCCCCAAGGGTGACCCGTTCGGCAACGTCAGCGATCCCTCGGGCGTGTCCGGCTACAAGCCCGGCGCGTTCATGGGCCAGCTGGTCCTGATGCATCCGACCGAGACCGGCAAGATGCGGACCTCGGCGAACACCGCCGAGAACCCAGAGAGCGAGTTCGTCCGCTACGACATCATCCCGCTGACGGTGCCCGAGGAGGGCGCGCCGACGCGGAACCCGGCCACGCTCGGCCAGGATGACGACGGCGAGACCGTGGTCACCGTGCTGAACAAGGACGGGGAGGTCGAGAGTTTCGAGGCTTACGAGGTCGGCGAGCGGATTGACGACGTGCTGATCTTCAATAAGCCGCTGGTCCGCGAGGGCAAGAAGGCCCTGGAGAAGGGCACCTCCTGGCTCCTGGGCCGGATCACCCTCGGCACGAAGAAGCCGGGCCAGTCGGCTCCGGTGATCCTCGTCGCGGGTGACGAGGAGGACAAGGCGATCTACCAGGAGTGGCGCGCCCAGGCGGCGAAGAAGTAGCTCCGCCAACGACAACGCCCGGTCTCCCACCGACAAGGGAGGCCGGGCGTTGCTCGCTGGACCCACAACCAAGAAGGTCGCGCCAAGGGTACCGCCCCGGTCACGCCCCGATCAACGGACGCACCGCGTTGAGAGCCACCTGGACGCCCGTCAGCCCACCGAACTCCGGCTGAGGCTGCTCATAGAGGCCATGCGTCTGGATGCCGGGCAGCGCCATCAGCAGGCCGATCAGCTCGGGGATCGAGGTCAGGATGCCGGTCGGCGTCAGAATCTTGGCGATCTCCGCCGACACCGCCTCGGCGCTGTCGTCGTTGGTCTGGGCGTAGCCGACCAGCGGCGTCAGGGCACTGCCCGACATGCCGGTGACCGAGGCCAGGAGCGGGATCGCCCCGGCCATGCCCGCCAGCCCGCCGAGGCCACCGAGCAGACCACCGCCACCGCCGCCCAGGAACCCGCCGGTCAGCAGGCCGAGCAGCGCCGGGATGACCAGCTTCGCCAGGTAGACGATGAACGGCAGCTCAGTCTCCGCGTTGATCACGACCTGGTAGGCAATGTGAGCAATCCGCGACGTATTGCAGGCATAGAAGTCCGGCGCGGTCGGGGTCTCGGTCACCACGTCGATGATCAGCGCGGCGAGCCACGGCGGCGCGACCCACTCGCTGATCCCCTTGCCCTTGGGATTGCGCCCGTAGCGCGTCGGGCCACCCTGGCGAGCCGGGTTGCCGAACGCCACGATCGCCTTCAGGAACCGCCGGAGCAGAGCGAACACGCCGCCGTCCCCGAACAGGCGCGCGGCGGCGCGAATGATGCCGTCAGCGCTCTGGCTGTAGCCCACCAGGATGATCTGGAAGGCGCGCGGCAGCTGGGACACCTGGGCCTCGGTGATCGCCTGGCCAGGAGCCAGGTGGACGCCGTAGATGGTCAGAATGTCCTCACGTAGGCGGCGCTCGACTTCGTGGTCCTCCAGGGCGATGGTGTCCAGGTAGCTCTGGGCGCTGTCGCCGCCCATCAGCCCGAGGTAACCGCCCTTGGGGTAGCCCGCCGGGAAGTGCCGGACGCCCGCGTTCTCCTTCAGCCACTCGCACGTATTGAACGGCGGGCCGACCCACCAGTCCACACCGCTGCCCGGCGCGCTGATGGCGAAGGTGTCGGTAATGACATGCGCCGGAGGCGGGTTCGCGCCAGCGCCGGGGCGCGGCTCGATGTCCAGCTGGACCTTCGTGTTGTAGTCGAGCCAGCCGCGCCGGTCCATCCTCGGGCCGAGCTTCACGCCGCGCGCGATCTCGTCGTTTCGCCGGTCCTGGAAGGTGCCCAGGGCCTTGCCGAACGCCTCGGTGTAGATCGGCGTCCCGTCGTTGGCGGGCTTGCCGTAGCTGAAGCGACCCAGGTAGACCTTGGCCTTGACGATGTTCGGGTCGGAGTCGCCGACGGTGTTCGGCGGATGCCAGCCGCCGCGCGGGACCTGGACCTCGACGCCCTGGACGGTGATCGTTTGGACGGGCGCGGTCACTTCTTGGCCGACTTCTTGGGCGGGTCAGTGAGCGAGCCGGTCGGGCCGAGGATGGCCTGGAGCGCGGCGGGCGCGGAGCCGATCAGCGGGACGAACGCCTGAGCCAGCGCCTTGGCGTTCTCGGGGTAGTGCTCGGCGGCGAAGGTGCCCTCCGCCGGACCCTCCTCGGCCACGCGGCGAACGTCGTCGGCGTAGGGTTCAAACCCGGCGATCGCGCCCAGGATCACCCAGGCGTTGAATGCGTTCGCGTCGATGAACAGCTCCATCCCCACGGTGTCGTCCACGCCGCCGGGGCGGGCGAAGATCGAACGGCTGTCCCACTTCTCGGGCATCGTGCCGCCGCCCAGAATCTTGTCCACCGCCTTGTTCAGTCGATCGGCGTTGACGTTGCTCATCCAGTCCTCCTCGGTTGCGGGGTCGTTCGTCGGGCCAGCGGCGGCGACCTTCGCCACCTCGCCTCGGAACCAGTCCATGTCCAGGTTCGCCGGGTCGGGCTTGCCCTGGTAGTTGTGAATGGGGTTATCCGCCCCGGCCCACTCCTTGTGTGCCAGCTGGTGATCGACGGGCAGCGTCCCCTGGAGGTACCAGGAGATAGCGCCGCCGACGCGGATCATCGCGTTCAGCTGGGCCTCGGGCCAAGGGTTATGCAGCTCCTCGGGACCCCAGGAGTAGGCGCACTCAAAGCCGACTGACCGCTGGTTCATCGAGCCGCGCGGGACGCCGGGCCAGATGCCGTCGCCCGCGTGCCAGGCGATGCCTGAGCCGGTCAGGGTGACATGGCCATCTGGGTGGATCAGGCCGGTGGCGGCGAGACCGAGGGCCGGATGGTGAGCAATGCCCTCGTCGGTCTCGTTCACGCTGCCCGTGTGATGCCAGATCACGTAGTCGATCACGCCGAAGTCGCCATGACCGCGCTGGTCCCAGGGGACGCCCTCGGCGTCGGTGTAGGTCGAGACCGACACGCCGAACGCGCGAAGAAGCTCGGGCAGGTAGAGCGGATCGCCTCGGTGGCCGGGGTTCGGCTGGATGACCGGCGCGGGCGGAACCGTCGGCGCGGGCTTGACCGGCGAGGGGACGACCGGGGTCAGCGGCGTGGGCGAGGTGGCCAGGGCGCGGCGGAGGAGGCTCCAGCAGTAGTCCCAGTGCTTGGCGTAGGCGTCGGGGACGCCGCTGCCCTGGATGCGCTGGACGATCCCGTTCGCCGCCCACGCATCGCGGACGCTCTGGTAGTCCTCGCTCATCCGGTCCTGGAAGGTGTCTACCGCGCACTCCAGCGTCATGCGGCAGACCATCGGACCCCACCAGTTGTCCGGCGAGTCGCCCAGGTCCTCGCCGGGCGCGCCGTTCTGCTGCTGGAGGTAGCCGACCGAGCGCCCGTCGTTGCTCTCGGAGTCGTGGTCGTAGCGCTCCGAGCTGGGGTCCTTGCGGTTCCACGGGTTCCAGAAGTCGGACTCCTGGCGGATACCCATCAGGGTGATGACCGAGCACAGCTCGGGGTTCTTCTGGCCGCGCTTCAGGCTGACACTGTGGACCCGCCGGGCGATGTTCTCCTCGGTGTCCAAAGGCGTCGGGTTCTTCTGGACAAAGCTCACCCGGCCCAGCGTAGGCCGGTCTGGTGAATATCTCGGTAACGGGTTGACTTCTCCTCCCAAGTCGGGATAGTCTGATCGTGTTCGGCGGGAATGGCCCGCCCTCACAGATAGGAACCGACAATGGGAACTCCCTTCGCCTCCACCTCCACCGCCCCCGCCTCGATCGTTCGCCCGGCCACCGACGCCCAGATCGTCCGCGCGCTGGTCCCGATGCTGGAGGACCGCGACTGGGCCTCCTCCGATCAGACCGCCTACGTCGAGCGCGCCGCCGTGCTGAAGCTGGTCATCCGCTGGGCGACCAACGTCATGGACGACGCCACGCCGCCCGCGATCAGCCGCGTGGTCCACAACACGGTCGGTCGGCTGGCCAGCCACGGCGAGAAGGTGAACGCCATCCTGGCCCACCTCGCCGAGCAGCCCGAGCAGTCCCGCCACCAGGGCGCGCTCGACGCCGCCAAGCTCTACGCGCCGCTGTCCAAGGAGGGCGCGTCGAAGCTGATCGGCTGGCTGGACGCCCAGGGCGGCAAGAAGGTCACCGCCACCGCCCCGGCCACCGACGACCAGGGCTGGGTGGACGCCGAGACCGTCCCGGCGGGCAGCTACGCGCTGACCATCGAGGACTCCTCGGTCGGCAATGACCTGGCGTTCTACCGGGTGGACCGCCCGACTGAGGGCAAGTGGGCCGGGTTCGTGTTCGTCAAGCTGGAGCTGGGACCCGAGACCCAGCGCCTGTCCATCCCGGCTCAGAAGTCGGTCCTCCGCCGGATCGCCGAGGTCGGCGCGCGCGAGGCGTCGATCCTCTACGGCCAGAAGATCGAGAAGTGCGGCGTTTGCCACACGAAGCTCACGAACAAGGAGAGCCGGGAGGCCGGGATCGGGCCGGACTGCCGGAAGAAATTCGGCTGGTGACCTCCAGCCTCCACCTCGCCCGGCCCGCCACCTCGGCGGGTCGGGCACTACCAACCGAGCAACTGAGGAGACCGACATGACCACGAAGAACCCCGAGACCTACACCGAGGGCCTGGGCGAGATTATCCGCGCCCACCGCCTGTTCATCGGCCTGAGCCAGCGCGACATGGCGGCGAGGGTCGGCAAGGACCGCCGCGACTACCAGCGCATAGAGTCCGGCAAGGACGCCTGCCCGCCAGGGCTGCTCGGGCAGGTCGAGACCCTGAGCGATGCGTTCGCCTACCAGGTCGAGACCGTCCTGGACCTCGCCGAGAAGCACGCCCAGGAGCACGACGGCGAGGCGCTGGAGCTGGCGGTGATCACCGACGGCACGCCCGGCCAGGAGTGGGAGCGCCTGGTCGCCGGGCGCGCGGCGGTGGAGACCTCGGAGTCCGCGCCGGTCCGGCTGGTCGTGGTCGAGCAGACCACTAGCCAGAAGCCCGCCTAAGTCGGTATAGTCTGCCGCATGACCGCAACCAAGACCACGCCACGGGTCTACCTGTCCCGCCAGGACGTGGCCCAGCGGCTCGGGATGAAGAACGCCCGGTCCCTGAGCGGGATCGAGCTGCCGCCGCCTGACGTCCAGGTCGGTATCCATCCCGGCTGGCTCGCCGAGACCATCGACGCCTGGCACGCCGAGCGCCCAGGGCGCGGCTGGCACGGCGGGCGATGATCGCCGTCAATACCCGGCTGTTCCTGGCCGGGGCGCTGGTCCTGATCGCTGGGCTGGCGTCGGACACCGACGGCTCCTGGGTCGTCTGGGCGTTCGGGCTGGCGATGATCGTCGCCTCGCTGCTGCCGCGCGTGTTCATCGCCGCCTACCACCGCGAGGAGCAGGCCCGACACCGCGCCCAGCAGGCGGGCTACTGGCCGTTTACGCCGCCTCCACGCAACTGAACGCCGTCGAGAGCAGGCGCGAGCCTCCGAACTGCTGAGCGCCCTGCATCAGCATGGCCACCGAGCGGTTCGCCGCGCCCTTCAGGGCGGTGGCGGTGTTGTCCGGCCAGCTGCCGACCGGCTCGCCGTTCAGAAACAGCGAGTGGACGTCACCGGCCTGGACCAGGCGAACCTTGTCGCCGCCCGTGAAGCGCGCCGCGTTCGGCAGGACCAGCGTGTCGGCGCTGCCGACGCGCCGCACGATCGAGACCATGCTGTCGCGGAAGTCCATCCCGACGCCCGCCGCGCCGGTCCCGTTGTTGCTGTAGCGGCGGAATGCCTGACTGACCACGCCCGAGGACCCGGCCTCGGCGATCTCCACCTCCAGGTAGCCGTCGTCAAACGGGAGGACCGTATCGTGGCGGACCCGGCTGGTCTGGAGGTCCAGGTTCATCAGCCCGTCGGGGATGACCAGGCGCGCCGCGCCGCCGGACGCGCCGATCAAGAAGCACAACGGCTCCAGCACGCCGCCGAGGTCGGAGTAGCGTCCGCACGTAATCGTGCCGATGACCTGGCCGGTGGAGTCGATGACGAAGTTCAGCGGGTCGGCGAGCCGCCCGAGGCTGTCGGGGATCAGGCCGATGGTCTGGGCCAGCTGGCCGACCACGGGAATCTTGCCGACAATGCTCTGGACGTCGAGCGTGCCGCCGAACCAGTCCTCCAGCATCTTGATCAGCGGAGCCAGCGGGCCATTGGCTACCAGCGGGAGACCGTTCAGCAGGCCGATAAGCCCGTTCGGCGCGGAGCCGCCCCACATACCGCAGTAGACGTCCACGGCGCTGTTCGCGGTGTTGCCGACCAGCATCCCGGTCTGGTTCACCGCGTCCTCGGTGTATTGCACGACCGTGCCGATCGTGTTGTCCAGGCCATCGGTCAGCGCGCCGAACAGGTCGGGGATCAGCTGGCCGGGGTCGTCGCAGAGTTCGTCAATCCAGTGCTGGAGCCAGCCGTCGAAGTCGAAACAGTCGCGGATGGGAGCGCCCGACCAGACCAAGGCGTTGCCCTGGTAGATACGGCTGATGACGGTGTTGCCGCGCCGTATCTGGGTCACGCTGTTGGCGGACGCGCCGCGCCTGATCGTCGGTGCCATGCGGTCAGCTGATGTAGTAGGTCGTGTTCGGGTCCTTGACGGCGAGGGCGGAGAACTGGGCGCTGGTCAGGTAGACCTTCTTGTCCTCGACCGGGTTCCCGGCGACGTCGTAGGCGGTGGATACTCCCAGGCCCGCCTTGGCAGCGGTCACGCTGTCGTCGGCCAGCTCGGGCGTGCCGACGGCTCCGGCCTTGATGTTCGCCGCCTCCACGCCATCGGTGGCGATCTCGACGGTGCCCACCGCGCCCGCGTGAATCTTCTCGCGCGTCACGCTGTCGTCGGCCAGTTCGGCGGTGTCCACCTCACCGACCTCCAGGCCGGGCGCTAGCTTCTCGATCTCCGCGCGGAGGGCCGGGTCGAGCTTGGACCCCGGCGGCGCGGCGGTGTCCATCAGGACCGCGACAATGGCCATGCTGATCAGGGTAACGGGTCGGGAGGCATCCGCCGGGCTAGCCGCTACGTTGGGCGTTCAGGAATGCGTCGAACGACGCCTCCACCTCCTCGTCGGAGAACCCAGGCGGCGGTGGCTCGACCCCGCCGTTGATCTTCACCGTGATGGCGTCGGGCTTGTAGAGCTTGTCAAAGTAACTGGTGAGCTTCGCGCGGGCCTCGGCCTCGGTCTTGGCACCGTGGACGGCGCTCTCGGTGCCCAGCTGCTCGATCTCGTCCAGGACGATATGCATCGAGGGGACGTCGCGCATGATGCTGACGACGCCGTGGGAGGCGAACCGGACGCGCAGCGCCCGCCAGTTGTGAGCCGCCATCAACGCGAGATTGATGACGGCACTGTAGGGCGCGCACTGCCCGCCGTTGCGATCGCCCGGCTGACGCGGAGAACCGCGTCCTCGGGTAGGTCGGTCTCGGGGTCTAGCATCTTGGCCAGCAGGACCTCGTATTCGCCGGGCGCGAGGTGGTTCTGGATGAAGATGTTCAGGTAGTCGATCCGGCTCTGGCCGGAGACCTTGGAGTTCGCCGCCCCGGCCAGCGCCGGGATCGCGTTTGGCAGCGGTTTGCGGGCGTGGAGCACGCCGACGCCCTCCACCTCCAGCTCGCGGTAGTGGCGATCCTCGGGCGTGGGGAAGTCCTCAGCGTCCGATTCACAGTCGGGATAGCCAGGCGGTGGATCGTACAAATTGCCCTCCGAGGTCGGGAAACTGACCTCAGATTACCGGCACGGCGAACAGATCGAGGCGTAGCCCGCCGGTCTCGTAGCTGCTCTCAGTGCCCGAGGTGCCGCCGTCGATCTGGGTCGCCTCCCAGAACTCGCTCACGAAACGCAGCTCCGCGCGGGCGGTGATCGTGTCGCCGGGCGCGAGCTTGGCCCAGCCGGTCCGCTCCGGCGCGAGCGGGATCGTGCCGGACGGCTGGCGCTCCTCGATGATGCCGAACGAGGTATTCACTGCCAGCGTGCCCGAGCGGGCCATGTCCGCGCCGACGCCGAGCATCGAGGCGATCTCCAGGGGACCAGCGTTGCCGGGCGTGTTCAGCGAGTAGCCCGAGCGCAGCGTCAGCCCGCCGCGCGAGCGCGCCTGGAGGGTGACACGCTGCCCGCCGTGAGTGATCTTGCCGTAGACCCACTGAGGGATCGGGGAGCCGTTGGTCCACTCCAGCTGGAGCGAGTGGAGGAGGTCGTTCTTGTTCCCCTGGGCGCTGCCGTTGGGGTCGGCCTGGGCCAGGATGGACATCGCGCCGAACATGGTCGGCAGGCTCGACAGCATCCCTGAGAACAGGCTGCCGATCGTGCCGAACACGTCGATCCCGCCGCCCAGCGGACCCGTGCTACCCGCGCGGTTGACCGCGTAGCTGCCCGAGCGCGAGGCCACCTCCGAGGACCGGACCTGCCGCCACTGCATCCAGGGCTGAGGCCGGATCACGCCGTCCAGCTCCTCCAGATGGAGTTCGTCCACGCAATCGCTCATAGCGCGCCCACCGGCCCTCCCACCGCCACCAGGCGGGTCCATCGAGCGTAAGCCTCCCAGCGCGGCGTGATGTCAGAGTCCTTGCCGGGGATGATCCAGGTCCCCGGCGTCTGGACGGCGGCGAGGTAGCGGAAGTGAAACGACTGCATCGGCGGGACGACGCCGAGGTCCACCCAGGTCTGCTGGTCGTCGCCGTCCAAGAAGAAACGCCCGAACAGAAGGTCATCCGCCGCCGCGCTCGCGCGGTCGAGCTGGAGCCGCCCGCCGAACGTGTTCTGGATGACCGAGGGGAAGTCGGCGCTGGGCGACTTGCCGACGCGGTGGCTCCAGGCGTCGTGGATCACCACGGTGGCCGGTGACTGGGCGATGATCGAGCGCGGCGCGATGTGGACCAGCACCCAGACCCGAACGCGGTCCTTGCTGTTGTTGAACCAGGTCAGGTCGCCGTCGATCATGGTCACCGGGTCCGGCGACAGCTTCAGCTCGCCGTCCTTCTTGGACTCCAGGAATTGCTCGGCGACCACGCGCGGCAGCCAGTTGCGGCTGAGGCCGACGCCGTTGCTGTCGCTGATCATGTATTCAGCGGTGCAGATTTTGAGGCTCATCCGGTCACCAGCTTGCCCTGAGCGGGGAAGGCCCACAACGCAATTCGGGCGTAACCGGCCTCAGCTTCGTGGGCGGGCGCGTTCTTGTTCGCGTTGTCGGAGAAGGGCGGCGGCGTCCAGACGTATTGCCGATACCAGAGCCGGATGGTCTCGCCCGGCGCGACCGGACCCAGCCACTCCTCGGTCGTGTTGGTTCCCCACCAATGCCAGAACTTGCCCGGCTCCGGCTCGGCCACGCTGTTGGTCCCGATGTCTCCGGCGCTGCCGGTCTGGCCGTTCAGAATGCCCGAGGTGATCGGCTCCGCCGCCTCCACGGGGTCGGTGTCCACGGGCGTGATCGCGCTCGACCAGCGATCGCGGAACTGGACGGCGTTCGGGTTCGACGTGACCCACCGCCGCCAGCGCCGGGTGATCTCGGCGCGGATCATGTGGTCCACCGGGCTGTCGTTCGTCCACTTGACCTGCCGGTCTATCAGCAGAATGCCGGGCAGGGTGATGGTCTCGGTCAGCTTCGTGGTGTCGGCGCTGGAGCGCGCCACGACGTCCACGACGTTGCGCGGGACCGACCACGGCGCAAGCCGGAGCTTGCCGTCGCTGCCGATCTCCAGGTTCTCGGCAACGCATACGCTCGGGCTGGTCACGCCCCGAGCTTACTTCTTGGGCGGGTCGTCGTTCGTGACCGTGACGCCGACCGGCTGAGGATGGGCGGCGACCACCAGCGGCTCGGCCTCCACGACCTGGCCCTGGCCCGGCAGAAGCTCGGGCTGGCCGGAGAACTCCGGCTCCGGCTCAAACGTCTGATCGAGCGGGGTCACCGAGGAGACCACCTTGCGGACCTGGACGTTCAGGAGGCCCTGGTTTGCGAAGTTCTGGGCCTCGGCCAGCGCCTCGTCCTCGTTAAAGAGGTTCGCGTAGCGGTCGTGACCGGCGAGGTCGGTGTAGTGGACCTCGTAGACGGTGCTCTCGTCGGGTGCTGCCTTCTTGGCCATGTCGCTCCTCAGTTCGTCGTCGGTACGGTCTTGCGGGCCGGGGTCTTGCGCGGTGGCTTCTTCGCTTCAGCCGCCAGGCGAGCCTCCAGCTCCGCCACGCGGGCCTCGGCAGCGACCCGGCGCTCCCATTCTGCCCGCAGCTCGCGGCGAAGTTCCACAATCCGCGCGCATCGGTCGGCGGCGAAGGTCGCCAGCCGGTCCACGCGCTGCTTCAGGGTGACCAGCTGGACCAGTAGCTCCTGGAGGCCACGCTGGGCCTCGCTCTTGGTCTGCTCGGCGGTGACCTTCTCGGTCCGCGCCGCCAGCTGGGCCTCGGCCTGCTCGCGGAGCCAGCTCGGACCCTTGCGGACGGTCTTGCCGTTGCGCTTGCCGGTCACGCGACGGTGACCACCACGATGCCCGTCGGGTCCCAGGTGACCGAGAGCGTGCCGTTCGTCGGGGACTGATCAGTCACGAAGTCCACAATCCCGAGGATCGGGTTCGTTGCCGCCGAGCCGGGCGTGGTGTCCACGATGACGCCATAGCGCGCGGCGTTCGGGGCGATGAACGTGGAGTTCGGCCAGCTGACGTTGCCGCCCGTGATGTAGAACGTCCCGACGCCGGGCGTCGTGTTGGCGACCGGACCCGTGCCGGTGGCCATGACCATGAGCGTGATGGCCTGAGCGCCCAGCGTGCCGCCGAATGTGACGGTGTAGGGACCCGCGCCGGTCACGGTCACGTTGCCGACGCCGACGTGGCCCAGGGCGGCGATGGCGTTCTGGACGGTCGTGTTCGACGCGCCCGCCGCGATGCTCGCGGTGGTCAGTGCCACGCCGCCGATGGAGACCGTGATCGAGAAGGGAGCCGCCTGGGCGGGGATCGTCTGGACCGCGTTCGTGTTGATCATGTTCACGGCCATGCCGCTGATCACGTTGCCGCCGACGGTGTACCCGTTGCCAGCGGGAAGCTCGTTCGTCAGGTCGGACTGGAAGCGATGGGTCCCCTTGTTCGGCGTATATGCCGACGTGTGAAGCTGGAGCTTGAACGTGTCAACAGGGACGCTGATCTGCTTGGAGAACGCCGACGTAAACGCCGCGTTGAACGGGTGGGCCTGTGCCATGAGGCTGATCCTTCCAGTTGAGGGTGATGGTACTTGCTACGGGTGCGTCAGGCGTTGAGGCTGACTCCCACCGCGCCGGGCGAGGTAGCGGTGCCGCCGAACGCGATCGTGGTCCCCGCCGCCACGCCCACCTTGTCCAGCGACCACATATAGTCGCCGACGCCCGTCACGCTCGCGCCCGCGTAGAACCGCTGAATATCGTGGCTTGCGCCCTCCGCCGCGCCGTTGACGCAACCAGCGCTGACCAGGCTGTTATCCGACGTCGGCACCGTGATGCTGTTGGCCAGCGCCGAGGTGAACGCCCCGATCGAGCCGACGCCTCGGTAGAGCGTCGTCTGGACGATGGTGGAGGTCCGCGTCCCGCCGCTGGTCGTGACCGCGACCGTGTTCGTCCCCACGGGCGGCTGCCAGAGCGCATAAATGCCGATTGCGCCTCGGGAGGTCGTCGCGCCGGTCTGAAGAATGCCGAGCTGGGTACAAGCCTGCCCGCCGATTGTGACCGAGGCAGCGCCGTCCACGTTCGTGCTGATCGACATGGAGACAAAGACCAGGGCCACCACGTCGGGAGTGGTGAACCCTGCCGGGACCCTCAGCGTCGTGTTCAGCACGGTGCCGCCCGCCAGGCGGAGGCCAGTCGATCGCCCGCCCTCGACTGCCGCCGGAGCCACGCCCTTGGCGATCAGGACGATGGAGACCAGCTCGCCGTAGAAGCTCGGCGACGTCGCGCCCTGGGTCTGGGTGTTGACGCCCGCGCCGTTGAAATAGTTCTCAAAGATCAGCAGGCCACCGCTGTTATAGCGGGTGGTCGAGCCAGCGGTGACACCGCTCCAGGTGGAGCTGCCGGAGCCGATCGAGCCGACGCTGAGCACGGTCGAGCCGATCGGGCCGGACATGGACTGGCTGATCGCGCCGCTGGTGGCGTAGGAGTAATCAATATCGCCGATGCCCTGGACGTTGTAGTAGCCCAGGGAGACCATCTTCGCCTGGCTGGCAAAGGTGCCCGGCGTCACGCTGACGGTGTTCGCGCCCGCCGTCGGGTTCCAGAGCAGGTAGACGTAGACCATGCCGTTGCTGTCGTCGCCGTTGTGGTTCGACCAGATCAGCGTCATGGCGGTGCCGCCAAACGTCACCGAGGTGGGCTGGTAGTTCGTGCCCTGGCCGTTCACGCCGACGTAAACCAGGACCAGGCGGTCGTTCTGGCTGGCGACGGTGTGGGTCCACGTCGTCGCCGAGCCGCCGGACGCCGAGGTCGAGCCGACCACGCCCGCGTCGAACGAGACCGCCGTGGTCACCCAGCCGACCGTTGGCGCTGGGCTGTAGGCGTTCGCGCTCAGCGGCGGCGCGGCGTTGATCGAGCCAGTGAGCACCTGGGGCGCTGGCGCGTAAGCCTGCCCGCTCATCGGCGGGATGACCTCCAGGAGCGCGACGTTCGGCACGGGCGAGGAGCCGCGCGCGAACGCTGCCGGAACCGTGGGCGCGGTGTTGGACACGATCCCCGGCGCTGGCGCGCTCGCCGCCGCGATCGCGGGCGGTGTCGGCACGCCCCAGACGATCGCCGGGGTCGGCATGGACGCGCCCGCGCGCATCGGCGGCGGCAGCTCGGTCAGCTGAGGGATCGGAGCCGGAGCGCTCGCCGCCGCCTGGGCAGCCGACGCGCCGGAGCTGAGGGCGGCGTTCGTCGGCCTCGGGGAGTAAGCCGCCGCGCTGGCCGCTGGCGGGGTCTGGCCCGCGCCGACGTTCGGCGAGGGCATCGCGGCGTAGCCGATCTCATTCGGAATCGGGACGGTCTGGTTCGCAATGATCGAGGGCGCGAGCATCTGGGCGACCGCCGCCATGATCGTGGACATTTGTCCCGCGCCGACGTTGGGAGCCGGAGCGAACGCCGCCGCCGTGGCCTTCGTGATCGGCAGCGTCAGTCCCATGCCGGGAGCCGGGGCGAACGCCGCCGCGCTGGCCGGGTTCGTGCCGACGCCGGTCCCCATGCCGGGACGCGGTGAGAACGCCGCCGCCAGCATCGCCGGGCTGACCTCGATCAGGCCGATGGTCGGCTGAGGCATCGAGGCCACGCCGACGCCAGCAGGAACCGCCAGGACCGTGATGGTGTATGTCACGCCCATGAACGCCGCCGCGCGCATCGCCGTGGCGACCTGGCCCGCGCCGACGTCGGGCAGCGGCATCCGCGCCGCCGCGAACGCCGTCGGGACATTTGACCCGAGCAGCATCCCAGGCCGAGGCGCGAGCGCTGCCGCCGCCATCGCCGGGCTGACGACGCCCAGCAGGATGGCCGGAGCCGGGGCGCTCGCCGCTGCCTTCTCGGCGGGGACGAGGTAGACCAGCACCATGCCGGGCGCTGGGGCGCTCGCTGCCGCGCGCTCCGGCGGGACGTTGGCCGACACCGCCAGGCCCGGCTGAGGGGCGCTGGCGGCAGCTGAGAGGGCCGGAGCGGGTACCAGGAGGCCGGAGCCGGGGCGCGGGGAGTACGCCGCCGCCCGCATGGCCAGCTGGCCGTCGGCGGTGACACCGCCGGACTGGATGGCGACGTGGACGAAGATCAGTCCGACCTGGCCGCGAGCCGCCGCCCTCAGCGCCGGGATCGCCACGCCCGCCCACCAGCCGGGGAGGTAGACCGGCGGGGCGGTGGCGGTGGCAGCGGAGTTCCATCCAGCGATGGGCATTAGCCGACCTTCACGACTTCCCAGTAGCTCTGGGAGCCGTCCACCAGCTTGGCGTCCCCGGTATCGCCCATCGAGCTGGTGAAGTCGAACGCGGGCCTCAGCACGTCGCCAGCCTGACAGAGCACGTCAAACGACCCATAGGTGGCGTCCTGCTTGGACACGATGACCGCGAAGCCCGCCGAGAACTGGGTGTCCGCCCAGGGACCGCGCGACTGGATCACGCCGTTGCGGGTGACCATCGCCATGCCGCCGCTGCCGGAGCCGTAAAGCCCGTGGTAGGCGCGGTGCGTGCAGCGGTAGGTACCGCCGTCGGTGACCGTGACCGCGCAGCTGTCGGCGGGGTTATAGCTCAGATCGTCGCTGATGTAGTCCACGGTCTCGTAGAAGTTGTTAGGGACGTGCGCGCCGCCGCTGGCGATCGTGACATCGGAGGTCACGCGGCGGCTGGCGCGGAAGGTCGTCCCGACGACGGCGGGCTGGGCGTTGTCGCGCACCGATGCGCCCGCGATCGCGCCGGGCGTCTGCTGACCGTTCGTGTCGGCGCGTGAACCCCAGTAGCGGTGATTGCTGTCCAGGAGGGAGTTATCCACGAACCCGCCCTGGCCGTTGATAATGTCCACGACCGGCGTCGTGCCGCTGATGACCTGGTAGCGGCGTGCGTTGTTGCCGACGCCCGCGACCAGGTACATATCCAGCGACCAGGTGAGCGACACGCCGGAGCGCCAGACGGTCTCCACGCCGTTGATCGTGCAACCGATGTCGCCCTTATAGCTGAGCCAGCCCGTGCAGTAGCCGCGCGCCCAGACGTAATCGGTGCCGGTCGCGTTCATGCGGGCGGTGGCCCAGATGCGGACGTTGCTGCCCTGCTCGGGCGCGCTGGCCATCGTGCCGCGAACAACCTGGAAGTCTGTCGCCGTCGGGTCCACGTAGCGCCCAAGCCAGGAGCGGTTGCCGTTGTTGACCAGGTTCCAGATCGCGTTGCCGTCCTTGACCGCGACCGTGGAGCCGCCCGGCCCGCTGTAGTTCTGGAGCGGGAACAAGCTGGTCGGGATCGGCCCGTTCGGGTAGTCGGAAAAGTCGATATTGAATCGCTTGCCGCCGATCGCTGCCGCCTGGGCCTCGGTCTCCAAGCCCTGGACACGCCGCGTCAGGCCGGTGACCTGCTCGTAAAGGTTGGCCATCACGGTCTTGGCATCGGGCAGGAGGTTGCCGACCACCTCGGTGCCGGTCACCGTATTGCCGGACAGCGCGTTCGCCACGTCATCGACGTGAGCCGCGAGGTCGGGAGCCTTGGTCAGTAGGTTGGGGATCGTCGGGATGCCGCCGAGGTTCTTCAGCCAGGAGGCGTCCAGCTTGCCGGTGGTATCGAGGCCGAGGAGGCGCTGGGCGATCTGGGTCAGCCCGCCGCCCGGCGTGCCTGCCAGCGTGTCGTAGAGGTTGTTCAGCTTGGGGAAGCTGGTCAGCGCGGTCTTGAGGTCGGCGGGCAGGAACCCGGTCCCGGCGATGCCGAGGAGCGCCTGGACGCTGTTGTCGATGATCGCCTGGGCCTGGTTCGCCAGGTTGGCCAGGTCGGTGGGCAGCCCGTTGACGAGGTTCTGGGGCAGGAGGCCGGTCTTGCTGATCACGCCGTCGTCCCACTCGACCTCGCCGCCGTAGACGGTCGGCGCGATCGCCAGCTGGAGCGCGATGTAGTCCACGCCAGCGGGGACCGGGAAGCTCCCGGCCAGCTCGATGTATCCGGCGTGGCCGGGGTTCACGCTAGTGCCGTTGGGCGTGGCGATCGAGGCGACGGTGGTCGTGCTGACGATCTCGGGGTTACCGGCGGCGTTGCGCTTGTAGGCCCTCACGTTCAGCATGACGCCGTTAGTCCCGGCGGCGCTGGTCGTGCCGATGTGGTGGACCCAGATGCCAACGGGGATAACCTGATTCACCGCCACCGGGACGATGTTGGACTCCAGGGTCTCCCACCGCCCCGCCACGGGAGCGATGACCGCACAGCCGAGGTTGCCGTGGCCGGAGGTGCCGCGCCAGAACCAGCCCTGGTTGCCCTGATCGACCACCGACTCCCTGGTGTCGAACCCGCCGTTCTCCAGGTAGTTGGGCGAGGCATCGCCGACCGAGGCGACGTTAACCAGCGGGATCAGCGCCGGGTTGATCGCGTTGAACAGCTGGGCGGCGTCCAGCGGCGAGCGCGGGCCAAGCAGGAGGCTGGTCGGATCGGAGCCGATCCACGGGCTGATCGCGTTCTGAATGAAGGACTTACCGATGTCCGCGAGGTCGAGCGGGTTCAGCGGGCCGGACAGGTCGGGATTGCCGAACAGCGAGAAGAAGCGGTGAGCGACCGCCGCGAACTGGTCGGCGTCCAGGCCCGGCAGCCCGAACAGCTTCAGCCCGAGGTTGGCGAAGTCAATCCCGGCGTTGATCGCCGCCTCGGCCAGCGCCTCGGCCAGACCCTCGATATTGTCCATCGGGATATGGCCGAGAAGGGCCTGGATCGCCTCCGGCGTGAAGCTCAGCCCAGTGCCGCCCAGGCCCAGCCCGAGGGCCTTCAGCAGCGCCGTGAGCGGCGAGCCGTCCGCGCCTAGTAGCTGAGTGATCAGGTCGGGTAGCTCGGCCTGGGACGCCAGGCCCTCCAGGTCGCTGAGCCGGGCGTAGCCAGCCAGCGCCTCGGTCAAGTCCGGCAGCTCCGCGCCGTCGCCGCCGAGGATCATCGAGGTGCCCGGCTTGAACGCTTTCAGGACCCCGCCGTCGTCGGCAATCACCCAGCTGCCCACGCGCGTGGTCGGCGCGGTCTCCAGGGCGCGGATGCGCCCGAGCATCTGGCCGATGACCTCGACGTCGTTCGCCGGAGTCTTGCCGGGCGCGGTCAGGGAGGCGGTCATCGGCTGTTCGCCTGCCCGCCGAGGGTCACCACGGGCTGCTTCTGGGCGCTCAGCTCGGCCAGCTCGATCAGGTTGCCCTCGCTGTCGCGGTCCGGCAGCGCCTCCATCGAGACCTTGACCTCGGTCGTCCCCTGGCGGCGGGTCACGTCCACGGCGGTCAGCTCCATCAGCTCGCGGATGCCCTGGGCCTCGATCACGAACCGCGCCGAGGGCATCAGCTCCTCGATCGAGACCGGCGCGTCCGGTCGTAGCACCGTACCGCTGGGGAGCTGGAGCTTCGTGGTCACGCTGCCCGTGTTGCGGACGTACTGCTTGGCGGCGCGCTGGACGTTGCCGACGCCGAACATATTGTCCATGTTGACGAGGGCCTGGAGGTTCATCCCGAAGTAGTCCACCTGAGCGCGGGCGAGGTTGTCCGGCCCGCGCACCAGCACGTCGTTGTAGACCGCCGAGGCGTCCCGAACGAAGTCGATCCCGTCGCCCTGGAAGTCGTTCTCCCCGAGGGTCGCCACCGCCTCCAGCGGCAGCGGGCCGACGATCGGCGCGCCGGAGACCACGGTCCACTTCAGCCCGAGGTTGACCAGATCGCTGACGGTCTGGTCTAGGTGCTTGTCGTCGGTGATCACCTGGAAGTCGTAGCGGTCGCCCTCGGGGTCGGTGCGGATGATCGGCGCGACGTTCAGCCCTTGGGCCTCGATCAGGTAGCGCCATAGCTCGCCCGCGATCCAGGCCGGGTCGGCGGCGTCCCAGCGCTTCGTGATCGGGTTACGGGTCCTGGCCAGCAGCGCGGAGTGGTCCTTCGCGTTGATCGTCAGCCCGCCCCGGTTGCCGACCGCCTTGTAGATCGGGCCGGTCCACATCAGCTGATCGGTGTCGCCGTCCCAGACGCTCAGCCAGTGATACCAGCCCACGATGTCCGGCAGCCGGTCCAGGTCGGTATCGGACGCGCCGACGGTGAGGTCACAGGTGGAGGGGTCCCGCAGCTTGCGACCCCAGTCCACCTCGGTGTACTGGCTCGGGGCGAACTGATAGAGCTGGACCCCTCGCCAGGTGTGAAGGCTGACGTACTGGTTCGCGGTGCATACCGGCACGGCTCACGCCTCCCGGTCGGCCAGGCTCAGACTCACGTCGAACGAGGCGTCCCCGTCGGTCTGGGCGACGAATTGCCAGCAGAGCGCGCGGTCGAGCACCGCCGGACGCCACGGCGACCCCTTGGGCGTGCCGACGATCCCGAACGGTCGCCGACGCCGCCCCGCGTAGTTGACCCAGTAGCGCCCGCTCACGCCGTCCAGGACCAGCTCGGCGGTCGGCGGCAGGCCGGAGACCTGGATCGGCCAGCGCTCGATGAACTGGCCGTTCTTGTCGGCGGAGCACCGTTGCCAGTGAGCCTGGAGGGTCAGCCCTTGAGTGCCCGTGTTCGTGATCCGCACGGTGGCCACGGTCTCCGAGCAGCGGACCGGGTAGTCCATCGTGGGCAGCTCATAGGTGTGAGTGACGATCGCGCAAACCGGGAGGCAGCCGCCGCAGACCGGCGGCGGTGAGGTCACCACGGTGATGGTCTCGGGCGGGCATTCTGTCGAGAACAGGCGCGGCTCATCGGGGCGCGGCTCGGTCTCGTCACAGTCGGTCGCGTGGACCCATCGGATCGGCTGGGTGGCGATCGTGTCCCACTCGACCGGCAGCTCCACGGGCGGGCTGTAGGCGTGCGGCAGCGTGGCCGTCAGCTCCCAGCTGACGCGGTACATCGTGGCCTGGCGGTTGCCGTGGTGGCCGGGGTTCACCGCGTCGTTGATCTGTGGCTCCTGGGTCATCACGACGCCGTGAACCTCGCGCACCAGCGAGGCGGGGTCGGCAGCCGAGGAGGCCGGGTGGGCGGCGAGGTAGCGGAGCGTGGAGTCGGTGCGGTCATTGGTCGCCCGCAGCTGGCAGGCGAGCCACTGGAGGCCATAGGTCAGCCCGGCATTGGAGCAGGCGATCAGGATCGCGTCGAACGTGATTTTGCGGCTGGCGTCACGGTGCGGACCGGCCACGCCGCCGTCGCCCGCGTTCTCGGTGATCTGGCGCTCGCTGGGCGCGGTGTCCAGGCCCTTGACCTCCATCACCCAGATGCCGCCGAACTCCGCGCTCTCGGGGACGCGGGTGGAGTACCAGGGCGACAGCTCGGGGCGGTAGATGTGGTCCGCCAGGAACTCCGCCAGCCCGTCCCAGCTGTCGTCGTAGCCGATCCACTGGCGGCAGCCGAAACAGAGGTTATCCGGCGTCCAGCACTCGCCGACCTCGGCCAGGCCCGGCCCGTAGAGCCGCGAGCCGTCCGGCACGGTGGCCAGCAGCCGCCCGGCGGCGATCGGTACCGACGAGGGCGGAACGGTCGCCAGGAGCGAGCCTGGGGCGGTGGGAACCATCGAGCAGTCGCCGCCCGCCCGCATGATCCCGACGTCGGTCGTCGGAATGTCCGCGCCGACGTGAGCGACCACGCGCGAGCTGTTGGCGATCTCGACCCCGTTCAGGGCGAAGTAGCCTCGGAACGCCACCGGGCCTCCTTACGGCATCAGCTTGAGCAGTCGGTCCTGGACCTGGTTGGCAGTTTCCCGCCCACCGATCACTGTAATGGGAGCGTTGACCGTTTTGCTGCCACCGCTGCCGAACCCGCCGCGCTCCAGCGCCGACACGAAGCGCGAGAACAGGTCGGTCTCGACCGGCGACAAGACCAGCTCATCGCCCATGCTGGCCTTGGGCAGGAACCCCTGACCCTCGGCCATGCCGCCGTCGTCAAACAGGGAGCCGCCGGTCAGCCCGCCGAACAGCGCGTCCCCTGGGATCATCGTCGCCGCGCCGCCGAACGTGCCGCCGAGCAGCCCGGCGAAGATCGCCATAATGCCGCCGATCAGCGCGCCCATGAAGCCGCCCGCCGGATCGAACAGGTTCGCCAGAATGCCACCGCCGAACACCGCCGTCATCTGGTCGCCGAACTGGGACATCAGGCCCTCGCCCACCATATTGATGATGGTCTCCGACATGGCCAGCGCGAAGTCGGTCCCGACCTCGGCGGCGATGTCCACGCCTGCCGAACCGGCGGAGCTGATGACCGAGGACACGATGCCGCCAGCCGGGCCACCGCCCGCGCCCGCGATCGACGCGCCAGCAGCGCTCGCGCCCGCCTGGATCAGGGAGTTTGCCACCGCCTTGGCGATCGGGACGATGACCTTCTCGATCAGATACTTGATGATCGCCTGGATGACGATCTTCAGGATGCGAATGCGCTCGGCGGCGGCGGTCTCGGTACTGGTGGAGGAGCGCTCGATCAGGCCGGACGTGTCGTTCAGCAGTCGGCCCTGGGCGTCGAACGCCTTAAAGGCGTCACCTCGGAACGATCGGAAGTCGTCCGACATTTCCACCATCGTGTCGCGGGCCTCGATGTCCACGCCGATCATCTTCAGCAGCACGCGGATCAGCAGGTTGACGATCGTGCCGATGATCGGGACCTCGGAGACCCCGAAGAACTCCGCGCCCACGACGTCGTTCACGTTCACGCCGCCGCCCGTGGCCATGTGGCGGATGCCGCCGCGCTTCTCCAGGGCGCGCCGGAAGTGCTCCACGCCGCTGATCCCGCCCATGCGGCTCACGTCGCCCTTGTCCAGGACAAACTCGCCCTGCTGGGCCAGGATCGGAACGCTGTCCTTACCGGGGATGCCGCCCCAGATCGCGCCGCCGGAGGCGAACAGCCCGCCCGCGATGGTGCTCGCCGGAGCCGCCATCTGGCTGCCAAGCGTGCCGCCCGTGGACGCCGCGCCCGAGGAGTTCACCGGCAGCTGGGCCACCGCGCTGCTCACCGCGTCGGCGATCGGCGGCGCGGCGGCGGTGCCAAGGCCCTGACCGATCGACTGGGTAACGCTGTCCTTCAGGCCCTCCAGGGCGTTCTGGACGCCCGCCTTCAGCGTCGGCTCCAGCGCCTCCTTGTTCAGCTTGTCGGACATCTGGGTGATGACGTCCACGATCTGATCGCGCATCGCCATCAGCTGGGCGTTGAGGCTGGTCATGGTGCGATCCATCAGCCCGGCGGTGTCGGAGAACAGCCGCCCGGTGGCGTCGAACCCGCCCGCCTGCTGAATGTTGGGCGCGCCGATGCCGCCCTCCCGCGTGAAGTCCTCGACGTGGAACCCGAGCGCGGCGGCGAGCGCCATCGGGTTCTGCTCGCCCACCAGGTCGCCGAGCGTGGCGTCAGGACGACGCTGGCCGTCGGGCGTGGTGAACGCGCCCGTCATCGCGCCGCCCAGATCGCCGATCACGTTCTGGGCAGCCTCGGAGCCGCCGGAGGCCAGCCCGTCCAGGAGTGGCTTGGCCAGCGGGCTGAGACCGCCGCCGCCCATGTTCACGACGTAGACCGGCGTTGCGCCGCCGTACTGGGCCGAGCTGCCGCCCAGCCCGCCGGTCATCCCAGGCGAGGCCAGGCCCGCGTTCGTGAACTGTTGGACGCCATCGAGGAGCTGGGCGTGAATGTGGTTGTAGTGGTCCTTCTGCTGCCAGAGCGTGCCGCTGGTGTCGATCCCGAGCTGGCTCGCGTTCGCCATCAGGAACGAGTAAATCTGGTCGCCGAGGACCTTCGCGTCCGGCGGCGTCGGGTCATTCCCACCAGCCGCGCCGGGGATCATAATGTCGAGCGCCCGCCCGCTCGGGTGGTACGGCAGCGAGTCGGGCCGGACCCCGCCAATGTTCTTGATCTGGGGGAACGTGGACTCGATGACCTGGAGGAGGTTCTGGGCGGCGGGCTGGAGACCCTGCTGGCCGGTGACCGTGGTCCCGCCGGGCGTGGCCAGCGGGTAGGTCGTGGCGGTCGGAATCTGGCCGGAGCCGAGGAGCGCCTGGGCCTGGGCGGCGAACTGGTTGTAGTTCGACCCTGGGTAGCCGCCGCGCTCGATCCGGTCGGCGAAGAAGTTCAGCGGGTCGGCGTTCGCCGCCGCCGGGCCACCCTGGCGCGCCATCTCACCGAGGAGCCACTGAATCTGGGAAGCCGGATCGGAGCCGACGCCCTTGTCCGCCGAGGTCTGGAACAGGCTGTTATGCCCGGCGTTCATCGCCGAGGTGGACAGGCCCGACTCCAGCAGCGCCGCCTGGACCGCCGCCTGGCCGACCGCCGGGGAATAGCCCTGGCTGGTCACGGCGGCGTAGATCGCGCGAGCGATGCTGCCCTGGTCGGTGCCCATCGCCACGCCGCCGACCGGCGTACCGGGCGCGGTGCCGGGGATAGCGCCCTTCTTCATCGAGGAGTCGCGGAAGCTCTGAAGCGACTTGATCAGCGAGGAGTTCTGCTCATCCAGGACGCCCGTGTAGCCGCCCGTGACGACCTGGGTCACCAGGTCGCTGATCGCCTGGTCGTCCAGCCCGCCCTTCTTCTTGTTCCGAGCCGACGTGATCGCGGTGATGACGGGGGAGTTCGCGTTCAGCCCGAGGCCCGCGACGTCGGCGAGGTTGCCGCTCAGCGCGAACTTGCTCAGCGAGGCGGCGATGGCGGCGAAGTCCACGCCCGCGCCGGGCAGAGCGGTGCCGCCCGCCGCCCCAGGAGCGCCGGAGGCGAACGAAGTCTGAGGCTTGTACGTCGTGGGGTCGGAGCCGATGATGGTCTCCGCGTCGAACCCCAGGGCCTCCAGCGCGCCCTTGGCGGCGTCATAGGCGCGGTTCTTCTTCTTGAGCGGGGTCCCGAACGGGCCGATCTCCTGCCCGGCGTCGGCGGCGTTGCTGACCGCCGTGGACATGGAGGCGGTGTTCGTCGCCGTCGCGTTCAGCGGCGCGGAGGTCCCGCCCTTGCCCGCGAGCAGGTCCCGAATCTGCTTCAGGACGTCCAGCTCGGACTCCGGCCCTGGCGGCAGGCCGGGGAGGATCGGGGTCCCGTCAGGGTTCACGCCGCCGTCGGCGTAGAACCGGGTGGACAGGTTGCGGCGGAACCGGGAGTTCAGCGCGTAGACGCCCGGCGCGCCGCCCAGCCCACGCACCGCCTCGGGGATCAGCACGCCCTCGCCGGGAGCCAGGACGGCGTTCACG